CCCAATTTGAGTGATATTAGCAAGAATCTTCGGGTGCCCACCCTAGAATGCAATTCTTGGTGGATGGAACCCACTTCAGTAGGTTCTATCAAAACCTTTGAAGTCTTGCCTGTGTGTGTAGAGCGGCCAAGATCTAAAGTGTTTGATTTACCTACTGCGAAGTTCTTTGCTAAATATTTTCCTTCTGAATATCATCATAATCTGATACAACCTACTTTTAAGTCCTACAGGTCTGAATCTGGTCATTATTACGGTGTATATCGTAATATGCTTGAGCAGGTTAATAGGCCTGCTGTTAATTTAGATTTGAAACACTTGGAGGCTTGTGTTAGACACTTAGCCGCAAAGTTTTTCAGAGTTGATGAATTTAAGGAGGTTGAATTTTGGGACATAGACCATTCTTGCAGCGGTGCATCATATAATGATTACTGCCGTCCATTGCCGAAGCATACTTCAGCAGGATGGCCTTTTAGTTGTAAGAAAATTGATCTATTAGTTCCTTCAGATTCCGAATACGCTCCCGCAGGTTTCGTCCCCAATGACGAATTGCGCTCAGCGATCGAGAACGCTTTGTCCGTCTACGCAAGTGGGACACGTTACGACCATGTAATGAAGACTTGTATGAAAGACGAGCCACGTGACAGAAGTAAAGTAGCTAAGCGCTCTATTCGAGTGTTTACTGCTGCTCCTGTTGATATGGTTATCATTCAGAAGATGTTCTTCGGATCGTTCTCCGGAATCTTTATAGCTAATTTTCAAATGACAGAAACTGTAGCTGGCTTGAATTGTTATAGTACGCAATGGGGTCAAGTTTTTCATAGACTTAACCGACATCCCAATGCATTTGATGGAGATTTCTCCAAATATGACAAGAAGTCAGCAGCAGTGGCCCTTAGTGGTGCCTATTCTGTTATGGTTAATGTCATTCGAAGCGTTTTTGACATTAGCCTTCCTCAGGAGAAGATTTTCTCTGTTATTATGACAGAGATAATATATCCTATTCTTCTGATGGAACAAGACCTTATTGGTCTTAATGGCAGCTTGAGCTCAGGAGTATGGCTTACTCTTATTCTGAATAATATACTTAATAGTTTATTAATCAGGATGGCATGGCTTGGAATCAGTGAAG